GTGGACTATGAGGTATGGTTCCGCGAGACCTCGGCGTGGAAGTATCGCGATTGGGTGGAGCGTTATCTCGTTATGCCGCCCTTTACGGACCATAGCGACGCCCCGCAGCACGACACCGCGGGACACGGACGCCATCCGCATCCCACGGACCGCGAGGCCATACGCATACAGCCCTCGATGGAGATGTCGGATACGGACGAAAAAGAAGAGAGCGACGGAACCTGATCCGTCGCTCTCGTTCATTCTATGCGTATCGCCCGGCCCGGGTCGAAGGTGCGGTGTTCGCCATTGCCGACGTATCCCAGTTGGTTCGACAGACACTGTGTGCGCCCGATTCTCCGATCGATATTTCGGTGCGAATGCCCGTATATCCAATATTCGATGGGGTTTGCTTCAATGAAGCCGTGCAGATCCGTGACAAATGCGCCGTTGAGCGGACTGCCCAGAAACTCCGGGGCCAGCAGCTCGAAGCTGGGAAGGTGGTGTGTGACGACGACGATATGCGCCGCAGTGCTGGTGTGGATGGCATCGTGCAGGAAATGGAAGCAGCGGAAATGCTCCTCGTTGAAGCGCACCCAGTCCAGCGGCTTACTGCCGCAACGGATGAGGCGGAAGTCGTTGACGGCGGCCTGTGTCGCCATGGCCCGCTCGATGCTGATCGTCGACCACATGGGCGAGAGGATCAGCTCCGTATCCCCGAACGTCAGGCGGTCGTTGTAGTGGCATGTTACGTTCGGCCGGATCTGGAGCCGCCAGCCCTTGTGCATGGAGTCCAGATCGAAGCCGCCGTAGAACTCGTGGTTGCCGGGGATGATGACCACCTGTTCATAGTGGTCCGCAGCCCAGTCCCAAAACGGATGCTTCGCGTACTCCTTGCCCAGATGAGCAATGTCTCCGGCAAGAACGAGTATGTCGCCCGCGACCTGCAGCGGGTGCTGTGCGAGATAGTCGGAGTTTTTCAGGAACTCCAAATGCAGGTCGGAGGCGTATTGGATATGCAGAGCCATGACTAAAGTTAATGTACGAATGAGAAAATCACAGTTTGCGTAACAACCATTTCCATATCGGCCATACCTCCACTTCCAAGCTTTTTTCGGAAATGGTCCGTTCTTCATCGTAAGTTACGATAACGGCCTTTCGTACAGGGAATGTTTCGGAGAGTTTACGCAGCGCCCTCATTTCACGTTCACAAGTCAGCGGGTCATCGATGCTGTACGACACTTGCACGGCCAAACCCTCGTGCGGCACGTAGAAATCGACCTCGCCCCCTTTATTGTAGAAATAGACACTTTCTTCCTCTCGTTTGCGGTAACGTTCGACAAGATCGATGGCTACGAGATTTTCCAACAGTTTGGGTTCTGCATCCAGCAGAAAATTGTTGAGCAACCCGTTGTCATAGTAATAACGCTTGCGGCTGGAAGCTCTCTCTGCCACCGAATCCGTAAAGTTCGGAAGTCCGAAAGTCAGGTAAGCATCATCCATGTATTTAAGATAGTCGGAAAGCGTATTGCGGCTGATGTTGCTTCCGGAAGATTTGACGATATGCAGCAAGCGGGTTTGCGTAGTCGGCTGCATGACGCTTTCGGCCAGTTTCTTCGCCAATAGCCGTATGGCACTCCCGTTACGAATCTCATTGCGCGCAACGATGTCTCCCAAAAGAATTTTCTGGTAAAGTGAATTGATCCATTCTCGTTTGTCTTTCAGGGCGAATGTCTCGGCAAATCCTCCGAAATAGAAATAGGCGCTGAACATCCGGACGACCTGCAGCCGCATTTGCGGATCGAATTCCCAGTTTTTATCCGGCACTATCCCATGATAGGTCAGGTATTCGGAAAACGAGAAAGGAAAGATCTCCCGTACGATATAACGTCCTCCCAGAGTCGTAGCGATATCCTGACTAAGCATTCTTGCGTTGCTGCCGGTTATGAACACTCTGTATTTGGAGTCGGCAAGCCTCCGGGCAAATTTTTCCCAGCCTGTGATGTTCTGTATTTCGTCAAGATAAATCAATGGTTTGCGCGAGCCGTACATTTCGGCATAGCATTCCAGAAGCATCCCCAGTTCAGCGGCCTCGATCGTTGCGATACGCTCATCCTCGAAATTGATATAGAGACAGTCTTCGATCGTTGCGTGTCCCTCACGGATCAATCGCTGTATATCCTGATACATCTGGTATGATTTCCCGGCGCGACGTATGCCCACCAGAACGTACGACACATTGTGTTCGAATGCGATCGGCCGCTCGATCAGTTCCAGATGCGCTATTTCCTGCTGACGCTCGGCGATAATCGCCTTGATAATTCGTTTTTCCATGTCAACCGCATTTATACATCGCAAAGATACGTAAAATATGCTCAATATATATTACAAAATAGTCGAAATTTTGCCCTGTATAGCTTTTAATCCACACAAAACATGGGATCGAATCCCTCGTAGCCTCGTGATCGCTGGGGAGACCATATCTTATTCATAGTGGTCCGCAGCCCAATCTCAGAAAGAATGCTTGGCATATTCTTTCTGAGACAGGTAACGTCACCGGTCGGACCCTGCGACCTGCAGCGGGCGCTGTGCGAGATAGTCGGAGTTTTTCAGGAACTCCACATGCAGGTCGGAGGCGTATTGGATGCGTATCATCTCAAAACGGTTTATAGCAGGAACTCATCCATGTTGTCCGGGTTTACCACACGGAACTCACTTCCCGGATATTTGTCCGCAAAGGTCTTCGGAAGTTTCGCCCGCTCTTTGGGGTTCCATTTGAACTCATAAGCCTCCAGCTGTCCGTCGCTCTCTTCGATATAATCGATCTCGCGCTGATCCGTCGTGCGCCAAAACCATGAATTGTTCCACAGCCTGTCGTATGCGAGTTTTTTTCGTCGTTCCGATACGATGAAATTTTCCCAAAGCGCTCCTATATCGGTACGTGTCTCGATTTGTGAAAAATTGGCGATGAGGGCATTGCGGATACCATTGTCATAGAAATAGATCTTGCGGCTGTTTTTGAGCTCGTTTCTCAAATTGCGGCTGAACGATCCCAGCCGGAAGATGACAAACGTCTGCTCCAACAGGTTGACGTATTTCTCTACAGTTTTGGAATCCAGAGAACATAATTTACCCAACTCGTTGTAAGAGACTTCCTGCCCGACCTGAAAGGCGATCGCCTGAAGAAGCGTAAGCAGTTTGTCGGGCTTCTTGATCTGTTCCCACATCAGAATATCTTTATACAGATAACTGTCCGAAAGCTGTTTAAGTATCTCCTTTTCCTCACCTTGATGGGTTACAACGTCAGGATAATAGCCGTATATCAGACGATGCGGCAACAGTCGTTTCTCGTCCAACAGGCCGTGATGGGCGACCATTTCGGCGAAGGAGAGCGGGTGCATTCGGTATTCCCATTTACGGCCGGTCAAAGGTTCGTTGACCTTGTTGGCCAAATCGAACGATGAGCTGCCTGTCGCGATAAGTTGCACCGACGGCATCTGGTCCGTAATGAGCTTCAAACGCAGTCCGATATCCTCGATACGCTGGGCTTCGTCTATGACGACGGTCTTCTTGTTTCCGATGATCGCTTTAAGGCGTGTGGACGAAATGTTCTCGAACATCTGCCTGACATCGAGTTCGTCTCCATTGAGAAACAGGACCTCGCTGTTGTTCGGGAAAAGATTGTGTAGCAAGGTCGTCTTTCCGACTTGCCTCGGTCCCATGAGGATAATGGCTTTCCCACTCCCCAACTTGGATTTTATGACTTCTGTAAGTATCCGCTGGATCATTTCAATAGGTTATTAAAGTTGTTGTTGCCGATTATATTACGCTGCAAATATAGAAATTTTCGGATTAAAATCCATAAAAAATGCCATATTTTCGGAATACAATCCGAAAATATGGAGAAATAGCTCCTCTTAAACCCTTTCTTCCTCGAAGCTCTATCCTTTCCAAAAGGCAAGGATGGACATTACCCATTTCAGACATATCGTAGGCGACGTTGGAACGTATCCTGAGTTGCCATTGTGCATCCCGTCGAGGTCGAAGCCGCCGGGAATGACGGCCACCTGTTCGTAATGATCCGACGCCCAATCCCAGAAGGGGTGCTTCGTGCACTCCTTGCTGCCGAGATAATGGCTGTCTCCGGCCACGACGAGCACATCGCCCGCAACCTCCACGGGATGCTCCTTCAGGTAGCGCGTGTTCTCGGCGAGTTCCAGATGCAGATCCGAGACGTATTGGAGGCGTAGCATGGCTCGAAACGTCTAATAAAGCAACCCGAACATCCAGAGCGGAATCTTGAAGCCGAATTCAATATCGTCGGCAACGATATATGAATTTTCGACTCCCTGAATCTGCTTATTGGTTTTTCTTTTTCCGCCGATTTCAAGCGTATATTTTCTGTCCACCAATACATCGCCCCGGTCGATATAGTTTACCGTATGCTTGTATTTGAGCTGATTGATGACGAACGTTTCGCGCATGTTGCCCATATCGGTATTGTCCGGTGCCAGAGCATAGGCCATATTGGTATTGTCCAAATAGATCTTATCCGGTTTCTGGAGCAGGGAAATACCGTCGTTCTCCTTGTAAATGGTACTCAGCAGTCGCGCCTCAGCCAAATAGTACAGGTATGCGATTAGCGTCTGGCGCGATATGCCTATCCGCTCGCTGAGCTTATTGACATTGGGAATGAAAGGTGCGGACGACGCCACGATCTGTAACAACTGCCTTATCTTTTGCACATAGGCGATATCCATTCTGCGGAGCAGCGGCAACTCGATCTCCAGAATCATATTGACCACCTCTTCGAGCCGGGAATAATACTGCTTCGGGGTTTCCAAATAGAACGGGTAATAACCGTTACGCAGGTAGTCTGCAAAATATTTCAGCGGCTTGGTACGGGCAAGCACTTCGCGTGAGATCGCCGTGTGGTCGTTCAGGACTGCCTCCAGTGTTACCTTCTCCAACTCCGTCTTATGGTACATACCCATATATTCCCGGAAAGAAAGACCCTGCATTTCATAGACGATGGCGCGGCGCGAGAGGTCGGCACGGGCATTCAGTATCTCCAACAGCGAGGAACCCGTGAAGACGATTTGCAACTGCGGGAAATCGTCATAGAGGTTCTTTATCTCCTGCGACCACGAAGGGTACTTATGCACTTCATCGAGAAAAAGATGACATCCTCCCCGTTTGACGAATTGGTCTGCCAGGTCGTAAAGTCTGTGACTGGAAAACCATATATTGTCCAAATTGACGTACAACGCCTCTTCGGAATCTCCGTAATGGGTCTTGACATACTGAAGTATCAAAGTGGTCTTGCCCACGCCCCGTGCCCCTTTGATACCTATAAGCCTTGAACTCCAGTCGATCTCCGAGGCCAAGGAACGAATGAAATCGGTCTGGACGAATGATAAACGCTGTAAATACCTTTCACGTAATGATTCCATGCTTATTCTGTTAAATTAACTTTGCAAATATACATATTTTCTGTTAAGCGTGGTTAACATTTGCTGTCTATTTTTGCAAAGTCGGATTTCAATCCATATAAAATGCCGTTATCTTCGGAATACAACCCGAAAATGATTCCTCTTAAACCCTTTCTTCCTCGAAGCTCTATCCTTCCCAAAAGGCAAGGATGGACATTACCCATTTCAGACATATCGTAGGCGACGTTCGTGCCGGAGAGGCCGCGACGTTGCGCTTCTACGGCAAAATTACCGAGGATACGGCTGCGCGCTTCAACGAGGAATTCGACTATGCGGAGAGCTGTTCCCCGTCTCTGATCCGCGTTTTGATCAACTCCGAGGGCGGCTCGGTGCTGCACGGCATGAGCGTCTATTCCACGATCCGCAACTCCCGCATACCTACCGAGTGCGTGAACGAAGGCATGGCCGCGTCGATGGGTTCGGTGCTCTGGGCCGCGGGCGTCCGCTCGCTGATGCGCGACTATGCGATCCTGATGATCCACAACCCCTTCCTGCCCTCGGGAGGAGATGAACGCTCCGGCGACATGGTCGCAGCTTTCACGCGCCAGATCCGCACTGTTTACCGCAAGCGCTTCGGCCTTACCGAAGAGCACGTCGCCTCGATCATGGACGGCAAGGCCGGTCGGGACGGCACCTACTTCGATGCCGAGAGTGCTGTTGCCGCGGGCATCATTCCGCATGAGAATATTCTGGAGACTTCGCCCCAACTGCGCGAGCGGGTTCGTACGGAGCTCTCGGCGCTGGAAGATGCGGGCGCCATCCGCTCGATGATGGAGAGCATCAGCGCCGAGGCGGAGGGTTTCAAACTTTCCGGCTCCGGGGAACCTACTCTTAATCGAAACACACAAAAACACGATACGATGAGTAACGAAAGCAAAACCTCGCCCGAATACTCCGCCGTAGCGGCAACCCTCGGCCTGAAGGACGACTGTCAGCCCAAGGACGTGATGGCCCGCATCTCGGAGTTGATCTCCATGGAGGCCAAATTCCGCGAAAAGGAAAAGGAGCTGAGCGATGCGAAGACCGTCATGGCTGGCAAGGACGCCACGATCCAGAATCTGCAAACCAATGTTGCGGAGCTCACCGCCTCGCTCAAGACCTATCAGGACCGTGAAGCGCAGTTGAAAGCCGAGCGCATCGAGGCGATGCTCGCAAAGGCCGCGGGTAAGATCCCTGCGGACGACATTCCCAAGTGGCGCCAGTTGGCCGAGGAGAACCCCGATCTGGTGGAGAGCACACTGGAGAGCATCCCTGCCGTGGAGCAGATCTCGCGTGAGATCGCCTCCGATCCGGCCGCCGTGCAGGCTGCCGCCGAGGGTGCCCGAAGCGCCGAGGCGAAGATGGCCGAGCGCATCGAGGCCGTCGTGGGCAAGGACTTCGCCTTCCGCAAAATAGAATAGGCTCCGGCCCATATCCCGATCAAGCAGATGCGGGCGATGCCCGCGGATCAGACGTAAGTGGCTATTACGACTGTACATATCAAGCCTGAAAAAACCTAAAACCCAATCTGCAAAACGATAATGGCTGATACGGCAACATTCTTACAGAACGGCTACAACGGCGAGGTCTTAGAGGACCTTCTGACCTATACCGCGCAGGGCAACGACACCTACCGGGAAGGGCTGATCCACATCAAGAGCGGCATCCAGCACAAATATACGCTGCCCTCGATCCACCTGGGCGACGTCATTCAAGACAACGTTCCCACGCCGCAGAGCACGCACGGGGCCAAGGGCGCCGACGGCTTCAACGAGTACCAGTTCACCGAACGCTACCTCGAACCGCAGGACTTCATGGTTTACCTCGAGTTCAACCCGCGCGACTTCGAGTCCTACTGGCGCTTTGCGCAGCCTACGGGCAACCTTGTTTTCCGCGAACTGGACCCCAAACTGCAGGCCACGATGCTGCGCCTTCTGATGGACAAGAAGAACGAGTACATCGGCAGCGCCATCTGGACCTCGGCCAAGGGCGGCACGGCCGCGGCCGGCATTACGGCTCCCGAGGGCTGTACGCCCATCGGCGGCGGCAAGGAGAAATACTTCGACGGAGCCATCAAGCGCATTCTGGACAACATCCACGCCACGGACCCCGAAACCGTGGCCGGCGGGCAGTGCATCCTCTCGGGCAATACGGAGCTTGCGGACGGCGCTGCCATCGAGGCTGCCCTCTACGCCATGTGGACCAAATGTCCGAAGCAGATCCGCCGCAAGAGTGGCCTCTGCTTCGTGATGAGCTGGGACATGTGGGATCTCTACGACCGCTACCTCACGGACAAGATGGTCAAGTATTCCGAGAACACGGAGGTCAACCGCTACCGTTTCAAGGGCAAGCGCATCATCCCCATCGCTGGCATCCCGGAGCATACGATCGTCTTGGGCAACTTCACCACGGGCGTCGACTCGAACCTGTGGCTCGGCGTGGACTACGCCAACGACACCGAGGTTTTGAAGGTAGACCGCCTGCAGTCCAACTCGGAACTCTTCTTCTTCCAAATGAGAATGAAGATGGACGTGAACATCGTCAAACCCGCCGAGATCGTCGTACACACGGCCTACAAGAAGGCATAGCATTTCATAGCGCACCCGACCGCAGGGGAGGCGGGGTCCGAACTTCCGCTTCCCCCTTTTTTCAATCGTACAACTATGGCAAAGAAAATCATTACCGATACCGCTCCTGCGGCTCCGATGGCTGCGGAAGCGATGTCCGCCCCGACAGTCGCAGGAGCCTCTGCCAGCGATGGCGATACGGAAGAAGGCGCAGAGAACGGAACTGCTTCCGGTACGGGTCAGGACTCCGGGGAACCGGAGCCTCCCGTCTCGGAAGAGGGAACGCAACCTTCGGCTCCGACGCCCGATTATGCCGATCGCCTGCTGAAGATATATCCCGCCTACGGGCAGCTTTATATCGACCGTCTGGGCGGCACCTATACCGCAGATGCGCCGCCCGTGTTCCGCACGAACACCACGCTCTACACCAACCCGTACCACAAAGACTAAAAAAACTACCCGATGGCATTAGGAAACGTATTCATCAAAGACGTCGACGGCAACATCCCTTACCAGTCGCCCTCCGATCAGGAGCGTGTCACGGGTTTGCTCTTCGACGTATCGCTCCAGCCGGAACTCTTTACGGGCGGCTACGGCAAAATCAACGAGAACAAGCTCAAGCTGAATGATGTGGTGTACATTACCAGCCGCAAGTCGTCCGTAAACGATTTCGGCATCATCGAATGGACGGACGTTGTGGACCCCGAACAGGAGACGACGGAGAACTTCATGTACGGCATTCCCGCGTATCACATCCGCGAGTTCTTCCGCATGTCGGGAGGCGTGGACAGCCAGGGCAAGCTCTACGTGATGTTCGCCGACTGCTCCACGGACTGGGACGCCATCGACGTCATGCAGCGCGCCGCAGGGGGAATGATCAACCAGTTGGGCATATGGACCGAGCAACCGCTTTGGAAGCAGAGCGGCGAAGCGGAGCAGTACAACCTGAATCTGGTAAAGAGTCTCAACGACAAGGCCGAGGCCATGGCCTCGCAGAACCAGCCCCTGTCGATCGT